GACGCTTTTTATTACAGTTTATACGCGCTTTCAGTCATTTTCAGGTAGAATTCGGCAAAGATTCTAACGGAAATCAAACGCTTCAGCAAGTGCCAGTAATCTATGGGGATTCTTCTGCTCAGGCTGCCTCCATCATCATGGGTAACAGTGAAAACACTACGCCTACTGTGCCCTGCATTGCCTGCTACATTACAGGGCTTGATTATGATCGTGCCCGAGTTCAAGAACCATACCATGTGAGCAAGCTAAACATCAGGGAACGCACCTATGACCAGGCTACTGGCGAGTGGGGGCAATCGCAGGGTGGCGCGTTTACGGTAGAGCGTATGATGCCAGTGCCGTATAAGCTCACGCTCAAAGTTGACATTTGGACCAGCAATACTACCCAAAAGTTACAGCTACTTGAGCAGATTTTGCCGTTGTTTAACCCTGCGTTGGAAATCCAAAGCACAGACAACTACATTGACTGGACCAGTTTAAGCTCAATATTTTTAGTGAACACTGGCTGGACTTCGAGATCTATTCCAACTGGTGGTGCTGGGCAGCAAATGGATATATTTACTGTAGGATTTGAGTTGCCAATCTGGTTAACACTACCTGCCAAGGTCAAGCAACTTGGAGTTATTCAGCGTATTATTTCGTCAGTGTTTGATGCCAATGGTGATCTGTCGTCAGATCTTACAGATTTGTCAACAGCAACTCTTATGGCGAGATTAGTGCTAACTCCGTTAGAGTATGGGCTTATTTACAATAGTGGTATGCTACAGTTGACCCGCAAAGTAGACAAGATCATTGACACTGCCGACGGACCCATTGCGTATCTCACTGAAGCGTTTTCGTGGCACCGCCTTGCTGAAATATACGGCAGGGTATTACAGGGTGGCATTAGCACGGTGAGACTTGAGCAGCCCAATGGCAGCATTTTGATAGGAACAGTTGCTTACCATCCTACTGATCCGTCAAGGCTTCTGTTCTCACCTATTCCTGACACCTACCCTGCTAACAATCTTGCCCCTATAAACGCTATCATCGACCCCTATAACATGCCAGTTGATCCAACTTTTATTTCTGCCACCGCAGGTAGTAGATACTTGATCTTAAACGACATTGGGTCATACGATAACTTGGAATCTGCTAAAGCATGGAGAGGTGACAGCAATACTAACTTGGTAGCCAAGAGCAACGACATTATTGAGTTTGACGGAAGTAACTGGTTTGTAGCTTTTGTTGCTGCTGATGCCACCGAGGTTAAATACCTTACTAACTTAAAGACGGGACTGCAGTTTAAATGGACACCAGAAACACAGGAATGGACCAGATCCATAGAGGGGAAATACGACGGGGGAAGTTGGTCAATAGTGCTGTAACTCCAAAAAAGGGTACGGGCGCGTTGATCTATAGTCGCAAAACTAAACGCTATCTGTTCTTGCTTCGTAATGGGCATAGTTACAGTGGCACTTGGGGGTTGGCGGGCGGCAAGGTTAATCCAAACGAAAGAATCATTGAAGCTCTAAATCGTGAAATTCAAGAGGAGATGTGTGTTGATTTGTCTGGGCAAAAAGCCATCCCTATTGAAACATTTACCAGCAATAACCTCAACTTTGTTTACCATACTTTCTTGATTCCAGTGGAAGAGGAGTTCGTGCCAGAGTTAAACAACGAGCATCGTGGCTACTGCTGGGTATTCCTTGAAGATTACCCAAGACCGCTTCACCCAGGTGTGTGGCAATCTTTCAAGTTCAAAAGTATTATTGACAAGTTAAACACACTGGAAAATGTGTTATAGCGTTACAATGCTTGTATTTTCTCACGAAGAGTAGCATAGGCTGAATCCCAGTTTTTAGGAGTAGATTGCCGGATGATGGTTAGATTTTCTCCATACCACGAGGACTGTTCCTTGCCCTCCGCCCAAGTGTAATATTCCATGATTGGTACCATCAAGAATACTTTTTTGTCAAGTGCGGCTGCGGCATGAGCCACTGAAGTACACGATGTAATCACTATATCCAGATTATTCAAACATGCTATTGTATCGTCAAAAGTTTCTAACTCGTTTTCCAAGTTGGTAATGTCAGGATATTGAGCAAGAATAGCAGTGTTTTCTTTTTGGATGGAATATTTTGTAAACTTACTTGGCACTATATCGTATAGGCGGTCAAGAGAGATAGAGCGATGTAAATCCTGCTCATATAACGGATTACCTGACCAGCGTAGGCCAACTTTAACCTCTCCAGTTAGTCTATTTGCCCATTTTTTATTATATTTGTCATCTGGTATCAAATATGGCCCGTACCATAAATCAGTCGCATCTAAATCAAGAACTTCTGGCAAAGACATAGCCGGTGTCCAGTAATCGTAGTCAGTGATGTTTTTAATATCAGTGGTAAACTTTGTATAGTTTTGAGTAGTTTCAAATGGCAACTTTGAAAAAACTGAAGCCATACCTTGACAAGACGCAAACGATGCTTTCATTCCCCTATCGTTTATATGTTTCACAAACCTAGCATTGATAATCTCATCGCCAATACCCCCTTCGCCCACAATCAAAATATGCTTTCCAGTATTTGTCGTGCCGTCCCATTTTGGAATGGGGTAGTTATGTGTGTCTGCTCCAAATACTCGCAACTGACGTCCAAGCGATAGATATTTCATACCTAACTTGAACTCGCCATCTTTAAATAAATGTGCTGCCAAGTTAAATCTAACGGCTGATTCTTCGCGTTTGTCGAATTTCCAACTTTCATCATCCAGTTTAAGCAGCAGTTCCTTTGCTTCATCCTTCTGATTACACGCAAATAATGCCGCAGCAAGATCTAACTTTATATCTAATCTTTCTGGGTGTATCCTACATAATATGTCAAAGCAGTTGCGAGATTTATATGGCTCATTGGCATTTAAGTAACATTTACCCAAGTTAAATCTTATAGCATCAGCAGCATCTCCAGTTGATGCCCCCAATGCCATTTCACCATAATAGATTGCGTTCTTGTAATCTTTTGCTTTGTAATAGCAATAGCATAATACATCAAACCCAGCGGTATTTTTTGGTAAAATATCAATGAAATCTTGTACGAATGCTTTTAACCTTTCATGCTTATCAAACCTAGCATAAAGGTCTGCTATACGATAAAATGCTTCTAACTCATTCATCTTTTAATACCACCATTGTGAACTCGACGTCAACTATCATATTATTTTTCTCTCGTAGCATAGTAGCAAAATCTATTTCTTCCTGTGATCCAGGTTTCATATCGACTAACAGATACTGATATTTTGGATCTATGTTATACTTAAACTTCACAATGTCATAATCAACATTGTAGTTTTGCCCAAGTCTTGATGATGCGTCACCAGTCTCAATACAATATTTGTTGTATGCTTTACTAAATAACTTCATACCCTCAATAGTAATCGGGCGACGATGAGTAGGATCATTCAAAAAACAATCGTGTCTATGGTGCGGAACCACTATATCAATGAAAGTATTTGGCTTACATACCCGGTACATTTCTTGTATAAACTTAAAAAATCCCTCACCCAAATGTTCCATGACATGGTGGGCAATGGTGCCATCAACAGAGTTATCTGGTAACGGCCACTCACCAGTAATGTCAAAGTTGTAATCTGGGCTACACAGTGGATCTAAATCAACATTTAAATACCCATCATATTTTCTATAGCCAGCACCAAGATGTAGTTTCACATATTTCTCCAAATTTCATAATTCGAATACTGTTGAAACAAGTCTGGCGGAATAATCGGCTTCCGCTCAATGAACTCTACTTTTTTGCGAGTTGTATGTAGTCCAGCCAGTTGAACTTCATTGTCAAATTCATCGTAAGATGCTTCAACATTGTCGAAATCGTGTTTGAAATATGGAATGTCGATGAATTTATAAATCTCTTTCATTACCTGTTCAGGTCGTTTAGCAAGTTTGTCATATTCAAGTATGTATATGTTTGCCCGCTCATTTGAGGTCAATGCTTGTTTCAAGCCTTCAAATGCAAAGCCAACCGATCTGCTTGAACTCATCAACGAGTTGGATCGTGTATAGACATTGATATTCTCATCAGGGGAAAACATTGAAGTCGTTGACAACGCATTTTTTCGCACCAATGTTTCAAAACTGTCAAGTATCCACTGTACTGATCTCACGCAAACAATCATTTTAAAGTTTGGATCTAACTCTTTTAACAATGGAGTAAGCAGTGTATACCCTCTGTTTGTGTCAAAAATAACCGGCGCTTCTTTATCTGCGTAATAATCTTGAATAATCCCTTGAATAATTTTCTTCCTTGTTTGCTCTGGGCACTGTAGTCTATACCCGCCCTGTGCTGAAGATTCTTGTATAATCGCCCGCATAAATCTGGCAAGTGGCCCGGAGATTGATGCGTAAAAATCTGGATTTTGATTTAAAATAGTAGAAAGGAGAGTAGAGCCAGACCGTGGGAGGCCCGAGATGTAAAAGAGTTTCTTATCCATTGCTGATGTAATACCCGGTTATGTGTGAAGATATTTAGCGGGCGATAAGAGTACTACTGAAAATTGATACTCAAATAATCGCCGGTGTTTCAAGTAATCTAAAATTTTGAACTAACCCCATATTGAATGAATGAAATAGCCAGGGGCGAAAAAGTATTCCCTGGCCTGGCTTCAACTGATAGTTAACTGTTAACTCCCATTCAAATAAGTTATGATAGTTAAAGTTATACCCCTGTAATGCGTTTTCAACCCCAGACTTATGCTCGAATAAGTTAAATGTTGATTCCTGTATCGCAACAGCAAACACCCAATCATTGGTTGTCTCAAAAGATTCAAAGTGGATCATCAATCTTGGAATTCTAAACTTGCCAGATGTTGAATCAACTGT